GTGCAGGTTCACCTGCTGTATCTGCTCCCGTATCAGCTCCTCCGAGGTCTCCACCCGTATCGGGTGCGCCACCGAAGTCACCGCCACCTAAGCCTCCTCCTGAGCCTCCAACATCAAATCCACCTCCGTTGTCAAAGTCTGCGATACCGCCACCGAAGGAGTCCATCTGACCGAATCCTCCTCCGTTCTGTGCTTCGCCTTCTTCCTTCATCTTCTCCTGATTCTTCTTCCTCGCTTCTCTTGCGGCATTCAGCTCAATCATATCATCAGCTGATAGGTTGAGGAACTTGCTTATTGCAAAGCTGGCAGGTATGTAAGATGAGTCGTTTTCCTCTTGGATGGTAAGGAGGGAATTGATGTATTCAGAAGCATTCTTTAGCCTTTCGCTCTCCTTCATATCTACGAAGATATTCTCATCAATGAACTCAATGGTCGTTGCGGCTTTGAGCTTCACGTGCTTTGCGTACTCAGGGTGCATAAGAGCGAACTGAATCCAAGTAGGCTTGATAAGTATCTCCTTGAAAATTACCCTAAGTCGGTTGATGAATCGGTGGAAGTTATGCTCTTCGTGTGTGATAGAGGAGCTGACATCATAGGGGTTCGCCATTCCCTTGCCTACCGAGTTAGGGAATCTGTTACGAGGTATCTGCGTGTCTTGGATGAACCTATCCCAAAAGTATTCAAGTGTTTGGGTTGAGTTCATATCGTACCCGTCATCACCGATGGAAGACACGTCCGTTGTCCCTTGTGCGTTAGAGGGGAATACCATCGTCTTTGCAAATGGGAACTTCGCTCTGCTGTTGTAGTTCACCTCACCGCTCAGCGAGTCAATGCTGATGTCTTCCTTGTAGAATGCTTCAAACTGAGCAAGCTCTGTGCGCATCTTCTGCGGAGGCATTGAACCCATAGGTACGACAATCTTCGTACGCTTCTGAGCGTTCATCAAGTTCCAAATGACACGAGACCCTTCAAGCTGGTTGAGGATGTTGTATGACCTTGAAAGGCGTTCAAGGTAGGATACGTTTAGGTTGTTGTACTTACCTGAATACGATATGTAGATGATATTTGAGTCGGGAATTTCAATCGCCCCACCTGACGTTTCTTGTATCCATACCTTAACGTCCCCTACACCTTCTACCTTCTTAATCTTGGTATATAGGGTAGTTGGGTCAAGTTGCTTGAACCCTGCTATACCCGTAGCCTTCATTATTCCATTCTCCGTGGTATATTCGTAGATGATTTCAAATGCGAGGATACCATCAATGAGGAAGGACTTAAAAAGATTCCAAGCGTCATCAGATACGTGGAAGTTGTATATACGATATACCTCACGAAATGCCATGACGAGACCATCAAGCACTTCCGACTTACGACCTTTCTTGTCAGGCTTGATGACACTTGATAGGAGCTTAATATCCAAGTTGGCAAAGTACCCATTCGTATCGTAGACGATGGCTTCATTGGATATAATATCAAGACACGTCTCAATCGTTGGGTTCTTGGCAAAGTCCCTGAGCTGTTGTCTCCTTACGGAGTACCTCTTGTCGTAATATGGGATATACTCATCTTGACCTACAACGTCTGCGTATGGGTTTAGGTAGATATTATCGTTACCCCCATACATTGAGTTGAATGAGTTGAGTGCTGTATTGGACGTTTCGGTAGAACCCTTTGCGAAAGAGTTTTCAATGAGGCTGGTGTTCCACCTTGCAGACGTTGATGATAGGTCTACGAGGTTTCGTGCCTTAGCCTTCTTCTTGTCTCCTCCGTCACGAGCGTGTTCTTCTGCGTAGACAGCATATATAGGAGAACGCCTATCCTCTCTGTTCTCCCTTGATGGGTATATGTATTTGATTTTCCTTGCCATAATAAAAGCCCCTAACTAAGAATAGCAGGTTGGTATGATATTTACCTATCTACTTATTTTAGTTAGGAGCTTAAAGTATGTTTTCTGAAGCCTACAAGTAAACCTTCTTATGGGTCAGAGGGAACTTCCTATCCTTGTAAATCCCGTCTCGTTCCTTTGCGTGCTTCATTAGGTAGCAAGAGGAGCGACTTGAGGGGACTTTTTCTCCCTTAGGCTTGTAGTTTAGGTTGTCCCTGAAGTCATAAAGGATGACCTTCTCCTTCCCCTTGAAGAGACGCATACCACGACCGAGAGCCTGAGCTACGATACGTTCGCTTTTTGTCGTCTCTACGAGGAAGATATACCAAAGCCTTAGCAAGTCCACACCTTCTGAGAATGTCCCGAGCGTAGCAACGAACACGGAGTTGTTGGTCTCGTCCTTTTCAAACTCTTCCTTCATCGCATCACGTTCAGCGACACTCGTACTTCCGTCTACGTAGTATATGGTCTTGTCGGTATTCTCCTCAAGCCATTTGACGATTTGATTTCCATAGTCACCCTTAACATCAGAGAAGAGGACAAGGGTATTCATATCTGCACTTGCGATGCAGTTGCAGATGTACTCAAGTCGCTTGTGCGAAGCTCTGATGTACTCACGCTCTTCGTTGTACAGCATTGATGCCATTCGTGTATCACCCGTAGGGCGCATCATTCGGTGGTTGTATAGGTTGGTTAATCCACCATACGTATTGTCGTGGACAAGCTCAATGGCTTCAACCTCAATGGGAGTTGCTTTCTTCTCTTCGTTTATAAGTTTATCGCTCGTGAGGGTATATACGATTGGACCCATGTACGACTGAGAAGTAAAGGATTCAATCGTACCCTTCTTCTTGTGTGGTGTACCCGAGAGACCTATCTTGTAGCGTGCATTCGTACAACGGCTAAAGACGACCTGCATTCCCGATGCTGTGATGTGCTGACACTCGTCACCTACGACAGCCGTGACCTTCCTGAAGAACTCTACGTTCACCTTTTGAAGGGATTGGAATGTCCCGAAGACGATGTTGCATTTGTCACCCTTGAACTTAGCTACGGGCTTGCCTCCTCCGACAAGTTCATACTTCCACTCCTTTTTGTATGCAGGGTTAATCTTCCCATCATAAAGAACGAACTTCTCCATCGTCTGAGTGGCGAGCGCACCGCTTGGGACAACGAAGACCATCTTGGTTTCGTCAAGGTGGTCAAGCATGTACTTAAAGATAAGATAGCTCGTCAGAGTTTTACCTGCACTCGTGGACATCTCGGCTACGCACCTTCGGTATCTCAGCACAGCATAAGCCGCATCTTTCTGATAACCATATGGTTGTATCTCCGAACCTTCAAAGAGGTCTGATACGTATTTCTCAAAGTACTCCTTCGTGATTTGCGTATCAATTAGAGTTGGGAGGAAAGCATCTGAAAGGACAACCTCTTCCTTGTATTCGGAAGCAAAGTTGTAAAGCTCCCTCCATAGTCCCGAAGAAACGATAAGGTTCTCGCTCATAAACGATTCCTCCACGGGAATGTTTGGATTGAGCTTCCTGAGGATAAAAGCATCCTTTCGTTCAGCCGTCATATAGGATAAAAGCTGAAACGTCTTATGCTCCTGAAGATCATCTACCTTAATGTACTGACCATCATTTGAGATTTTTAACAGCATTGTTCATCTGTCTTGTTATAAAAAAAATGTTCGCCATTCCAAATGCAAAGATAAGGAACAGCGAACAAATATACAAATATGGTTCGGTTATTTAGGGTTTCGCAAGGTGAATACCCAAAGATGACCTGCGTCTTCTTCTGCGCCCTTACCCGTGTGGGCTTGAGCAATCCTTGGTGAGATAGTAACCGAAGAAGTGAAGTTATCCCTCCATTTGTAGGAGAGGCGAGTCCTCTCAAGGTTGATTAGAGGTCCAACGGGGTAGTCCTCTCCAAGGTCTATCGTATATGGAGATATTTCCACCTCGCCCTTAATCTTATCCTCCTTAACCTCAGGTACGCCTACGACCTTATACGTCAGCTGTTGCTTGAGTTCATCAAGGGACATCGTAAGCTCCTTCGCCTTCTTAGCCGTTTCTACCGAAGCCTTCTCTTCGTCTTGGAATAGGTATCCATTAGAGTAGGCGTGCTTGTTAGAAGGTATTTTCCTAAACATCCGAGCGAAAGGAGAGGACGTGAGCGGAGAATGGCTCTCCTCATTGTTCCAAAAAGACCTTGCCTTCAGCTCGTCATCCGTGAAGAGCGGAATGTTTACATCCAAGTCAAGCTCAACCTTTCCGCCAATCTTCTTGTACACCTTCCCGTTGTAAACTACCTCATTGGAATGTCCTACGTTTATCTTATTCCCATTGAAGGTACGCTTTGGATAGTCAAGAGTTAGTAGCGTCTTGTTGGTCTCAGAGATGGGCTTAATGGAGAAGTGTGTATCGTCATCAAAAAGCGAGCTTAGCGTTGGTAGCATAAACTCATTTGAGAACGTACCACCTGAGGTGAACATCCTATTGGTAAGGTATGGCTTGATGTAAATGGAAGCCGTCTTATCAACTCCACCAAACTCACCCCAAGTCGTATATTGGTTGGGTATACTATTAAGCTCGTCTTCCGTTAATTGGTTAACTCCTATCTCAATAGGCATCACCGAATAAACACCCCTTGAAGATACAACGCTACTCTTAACGTACCTACCATACATTGCGCTCTCCTGGGTTATGCCTGACGAGAGGTCTGCACTCGTCTCGTTCATAAGAACGGGTTCTTCGTTAAGGTAGTTGAACGTTTTGATTATGTCGTACTTAGGGTCAAACGATATGCTCCCGCCATCATCAACAGAAGGAGAGAAGAACATCATTCGGTCTACGCTTATCGGAAGTTCAATATCCGCATATGTCGGGTTGTCCATCTTGAGCTTCAGCGATATGTTCACCTCGCTATGTTCTACAAGATAGTTCATCGTAGAGACGATTATAAAGAACCCACTTTCATACCTACCATTCCCAAGAGTTGCGATAGACGTTATGTTCTTCATATCTCGCTCTTGGCTCATCAGACCAATCTGATGCGCTACACGCTCAGTGGTCACGTCCTTATCACGCACTGCGGGACTTTCGGAGATAAGCATATCAAGGATATTCTTCGCAACCTCCTTGCTCATAGAAGCGTCAGCATTCTTATCCCTAAGGATAGCGAATGGGACGCTGTCGTTCATAAAGTCGGTGATGGAAGCCTTACCCTTTGCAATTCTTACTGCATCACCCTCGGGTATGATAACGTTGTTTTCCGCCACAAGAGAAATGGAGACCTGCATAGGCTCTTCGTCTCCTGCTTGCGAGAACTTGTCCTTGATGAATGGAGACACAATCTTTCGCTCACCATAGGCTACCGATTTGTTCAGCTTACCGACACCATTTGATAAGCTACCATCCGACACCATAAATGGGCTGATGTTTCCAAGCCTACATAGCGTTGCTACGTAAACCTGAGACCTCTCCATATCCTTTGCTATGCGAGACCAATTAGTAGGGTCTAAGTTTGAGAACGTGAGCGTGTTTGATATGTCTAACATATTTGAACTCAGGTTCTTATTCTTGTCCATAGCGTTCATAAAACGCTTATCAACCCCTTCAAAAGAAAGCGTAGGCTTTCTTCTTTCGTCCTCGTAGAATGGCTGAGAGATAGACCAATCGTATGTCCTACCACCATCCGTTGTGAACGATATATTGAGCACTCGCTTTGAACCTTCTTCAATGCTCTGATAGAATCGGTTTGTACTCAGCAAGGCTTCCTTCTCGCTCGCATACTTGGTTGGTATGTTCTTCCCGTAGATGTATGGGATAGCAACACTATTGTCAAGGTAGTACGGCTGTCTAAAATGGACAAACGAGTTATGCGTAATGTTTGATAGGTTCACCTTTTGAACACCTGAGTACACCCCATCAGCGTAATACAGCGGAGCATTCGCCTTAACATCCTTTGCAATAGGTACATCAACTCCGTTAATCTGAACCTTAACAATCCTATCGTACAATACCGAGCCGTCAGAGTTTTTAGCCGTTGGGAAGAAAATCTTCATCAGCTTTTGGTCTGACATAGACGTGGTAGCCCCATCAACAGCTGGGATGATATTCCTCTTTAGGGAGGTATCAATAAGGGTAGAAGAGTCCGTGACGAAAGACAATGCCCCCTCGGACTTATTCATAAACTGCTGTATGGGTACAAGTTTTATTGTACCTTCCTTGAGTTCTACTCTCGCTCCTCTTTCAATGGGTCGCTTGAAGATGCGCACGCCATCACTGAGTACAAAAGGAACGATGGAGAACGTTATATACTGAGAATTATCAGCTGTGACATCTCGGTAGAGTTCCAAGATGTCATTCTCCTTCATCTTTATGGTGTAAACCTTTGACGGAGCTATATCGTAAAAGTCCGTTGGCTGTACGACAAACTTCCCCTTTGACGTATTGACAGCCATAATTCTCACCCCACCCGATATTGAAGATACTGCACTTGGAGAGATTGCAAATGATATACTGCTATCATCCCCGTGAATGTAGATGCCCACCTTGCATACGGGTTTGTCTTCATATACGTAGGGTAGCTTGCTCGTCACATACTCGTCAAAGTCAATCGGGAACACACACTCCTTAGCGGTCTCTGAGGATACAGCCTTGTCAAGGCTTTTCGTTTCGTAAAGCTGATACTCGTTAAGAGACTTGTTTACGTGAAGTCCCTTAACGTCAAGGGTAATCCCGTTGTTGTTACTTCCAATTCGGAAGGAACGAAGGTCAGTCTCAAGAGTAATAAAGTTGCTTCCTGATATGGCTATCGTCCTATCCTTGCTAATATCAACATCAGCGACAGCGCCCCTTGATAGGAGCGGTAGCGATGAAAATCGGTTAGCACGATAATCCAAGATGTTGATAAACTCGGATGCCGAGAATGCAGGGCTCTCCCTTTTGTAATGACCGATACGACCACTATCAACACGACCTGCATTACTAATCCCGACTAACGAAGACACGCATACCCTTCCATTGCGACTCCAAATACTATCGCTGATAAAGTTAGGGGTATCTTGCAGTATGCGGTTGAATGTCTCAGCAGAAATATCCTCCATAGAACCATCAACCTTAACCTTCTTCAGACCGACACCAGCGAGAACAAACAAGTCGTCACCCTTTGCGATATTGGGCTTCAGCATCATCTTCTTGCTGAGCATAGCCCTGAAATCCACGTTAGAGTAGAAGTAGTGTCTTGGATTACCATCAATAGGGATAAGCATCTCTTGGGTTGGAGTCACCCCGTATGGGTATCCATACACGTAATATGGCGAGTTAGGTGAGTTCCATTCGTATAGCTTGGAGCGGAGGACGCTGAAGACATCCGACCTCATCGTTCCGTTCGCATTGAACAGCTTTACATCCTTCGGGTTGGCATACAGCCTGCGATACACTTGCCCCTGAGGAGCTTTCTTATCGCCCGTCCTTATAAGGTATTTTTGGTAGTCATCCTCTTCGTCATCAGACACTATGGAGTTCTTGTATCCAATATAATCAAGACCGCTCATGAAGAAGTCCGAAGGATGACCAAAGATGGCACTATATCCGTCCTTCCCTGCGTCTCCCTTCTTGCCTGATACTCCAAGCGATGGTAATCCCGTCTTTAGCATTCTACATATAATCTATGACGACCTCGACCGAGTCAAGGATAGTTAGGTACATGGCGACAAGAGAAGAGTTTTCATCTTTCTTGCCTTCTATTTTCTTCGCAATCGTCTCCCTCACGGAATCAATACTCTGTACGTATTCCGTTGCAGACGAAACGCCCATTTGGCTAATGTCGTCCCTACGAAGTTGGATACGACCGACAAACTCGCTCTCCACGGGCTTTCCATCCTTCTGCGTGTTGAGATAGACATAAGCTCCAAGCTCGCCGCCCGAATGGATATACTTCATCAGGTATTCAGGGGACACCTCTTTCTTGGTAGGTATGTTTGATGACTTTGCAAAGAACGAGTTGTAGATAAATCGCTTCATTCCGATGGAGGAAACCTCAAGAGGTTCGTATCCATCCACCCTCCTCGTCTCAGCACTTCCAGCTCTACTTGAGAATATGGGAAGGTCAAGAACGAGTGACGAGTTAGATTCAATCCCCCACGTACCAAGCGACTTGTTGTAATATATCGTCAGGTAGGTTGGCAGACCATCCAAGTCAAAAGAGATGAAGGAACTCATAGGTACGATATTGTACCCGTTGTACTGCATAGGCACTCCACCTATGACCCTTTGGACTGCATTGGGTGATACATTCTCAGAAGCCTTTAAGTCTTCCTCCGTAACGCTATTGGCGATAATATCCACACCATTAATTGGAGGAGAAAGGATAAGTCTATCGTTCTTTCTGACAAGTACCGACTCGCTTACCTCACGGCTAACGTCAATAGGGATGACCCCACTAAGTGCATTTGCTCCCCAATTCTGAACGGAGAGGATAGGCTCGGTTGATAGGTCAAGGCGACCATTGGCTTCAGTTACCCTGAAGAACGAACCGCCACCATCAATAACGATGTCGCCAACATTGTATGTAACCTTTGTTGATGAGTTCTCGTAGTTGTTGATAGGAAGACCTTGGTTCATCCTTTTCGTCACCTCTATTCGTTCTGCGTTTGCTTCTGCCGAATCGGAGATGAAACTTGAAAGGAGGTACTTCGTGTAGTACAATGAAGAGCCATCCTTACCCTTACCTCCCGTGTCACCCTTCACTCCATAGGTTGGAAACCCAGGAGCATATTTTATATTATCGTTTGCGTTCATTCGTTGTGCGTTCCTTTAACCTATTATAGACGAAATACCTACCGAGACAAAGAACTTCCTATCGTCAATATCCTTGATGTCTATGTAGTAGATAAGGTTGTTGTTTACTTCTGCGATTGAGGTGGATACATTCTTCATCTGCTCCATACCATCTACCTGCTCAGTGAAGAGGACATCAGGAGTATCCGTAACGCTTCTCACCCTACTAAACACCGACACGGAAAGGTCGTCCTTTAACGATAGGTATTTAGTTATAAACGAGTTAATGTACCTATTACGTTCCTCTTCTGACGTTATCCAGCCAATTTCAGAGGAGAAGATTTCATTCCTCCTAAGGGCGTTAAACGCCCCCTTGGTGATATTACATTCAATCCTCAGGTTATCCACCTGCTTACCTTCCGACTGAGATGTGGATATATCAAAAGTAAGGTCATCCCCGATAGTCCACTTATCAACAAGAATAGTGATACCATCTTTCCCCTTGATGGCGAAGCCGTCTGACGACATCATCTTTTTCGTTGATAGGGTCGTCTTTATTGAGCCGTTGTTGATTGGCGATGTGGATAGAACGTTCAGGTCTGTAACCCTTTCCACGTTATCCCCATTAAGTCTGAATGCCGTGGCAGAGCCTACCGAGCGAACGACAAAGCCACCGCCTACCATAGAGCCGTACTTAAACATTGGTAACGTACATACGTCATAGTGACCCAAGCTCCTACTTAGTGCAGACCCTACGGGTAGGCGTTCAATACCGATGGTGAAGTCATCTCCTCTCGTTAGGTATGTTTCTTTATGCTCCTTGTTCCTGATGGAAATCCTCATTGGTGAGGACTTTATCAAGTTCAGTATTTCAGATACGCTAAGCGAGGTTTGCGTCTCACCTGACACCACCATAGACGAAACGAGTTGTCCGATATTCCCGACCGAGAAGTGAGACATCGTAGGCTCGGTGAATGAGCCACCCCTTGACTTCAACATTGCCGATGGGATGACCGAGCTTGGTACAGAGAATACTCCGTTGGAGACATTCACCCTATCGGTTGGAATTGATAAGAACCCATTGTTCCATTCTTGGATGAGGTAGCTACTCTTTCTGAACGAACCGCTGTATCCATAGATGTCAGTACCTTCTGAGCTATCCCCATCAAAGTGGCTGTCTATGGAGATGCGCTTGGATGGGTTAATGGAATACGATGATGTAGCTACACGTCTCCAATCCTTATCACCATATACATACGAAGTTCCCATTACAGCTGATGTCCCCGTAAGTGACGTGAGTATATACACCCTGCCTAAGAATCTATCAATGATGACCTCGGGGTACGCCAATGGGGTAGACACCCCCAGCACGGCAACGGAACAACGAGACAGCTCGCTAAGGGGTATCTTTGATTTCAAGTTACCCTTAACCGATATAGTTGCAAGGCTATTGTCAATGAAGAATTGGAGCGTTTCTGAGTTAGGCTGATATACACCATGCGTGTAGTCTATCGCCCTATCAAACACCCTATCAAAAATTGACGTATCGCCATACTTCTCAATGTAGTTATATATGGACATACGCACGCCATCCACTTCAACGAGAAGCGAGGTATCCACCGAAGGTATCTTGGTTGGATTCTGAGAAGCCCCATAGTTCCCTACAAGACCCGCATTCTCTTCGTGTATCCCGATGTTTCTAAAGAGGAAGTCGGAAGACGTAAGCAGTGGCAGTTTGTCCTCCATTGACTTTATATACCCATCCCTAAATGCAGGTGAGAGCACCTGAGCAGGCTCTACGTCAAGAGGATTTGTATCTAAATCCACCTCAACTATCTGAGTATCAGAAGAAAACGCGAGTTCTATGTTGTAATAGTTGGGGATATTACTTCGCTCAAGGTCTGTCTTGACATACTCAAAAACAGATGGTGGATATGTGGAGAACTTATCCACACTAATCCCGTTGATACCTCCACTGATAATCTTATATATTCGGCAGTCATTGAGGTCAATGCTTGGGTTCAGCTTCTCCGATGAAGAGAAGTTATACACAAACGGAGACCTTGCCGTAGCTTGTCTTATCGCTTCGTACGATGACGTAGCCAAATCGTGGAATGGGTGAACCGCCATACGAGATAACTGCACGGGGTCATTCCCATAGAACTTCACGTACTTAGATTTGTGGCAGTCATTGTTCCCATTGTAAACAACGGAGCGTCCAACACCGAATGGAGAAATGATAGCCTTCACCTTCGTCTCGTTGAAAGACAATCGTGCAAGCTCAATATCAACATACTCGCCATCCGAACGAAGAGCCTTGTCCTCACGTATATTCTGAGAGATATTGCTTATGACAAAATCCTTTGATGGTGCTATCGTACCATTGCATACCGAAACCCAACCTCCGAGAGATACAAGCTCGTTAATTCGCTCGGGTGTTTCATAGACCTCAACCATATCATCCGATATGGGCATAAAGCCCACACACTGATGATACCTATCGCCCATATTTTGGAAGTCCGAGTTGCCGAGGATGGATGCCACCTTTTTATCCTCTCGGAAGAAGAATAGCCTATCCTGAATGGATGCGTTCACAGAATCCTTGTAGAGTTCAACCTTGGGAGCGAACTTTTCTCTTCCGAAGAACGTATGGATAAACCCGATGGTGTTACCCTTTGGGTATATAATCTGAGCATACGTAGCCTTGTGCTTGGTGAATATATCAAGCCTTGTTACTCCGTTATCCTTGGCTTGGAACGACACATCATTCTGTTCCTCCATCACCTTACGAAGAGCCAGCTTAATCCTCTTTATGAACGTCTCCACGTCTCCCGTTTCTGTTATGGAAACGTGATACACTATTGGTGTTACAGAGGTGAGGTCATCCT